TTTCTTTAAATACTTTATGAAGTTTATTAGCTATTTTAGTAATTTTAGGGGTTTTAACATCAACCATTTCTCTTATGTAGATATATAATGCTTTTTTATTAAATATATCTATATTTTCTCTTTTTCTAAATAATTCTAAAATTGCATCTGCTATCTGAGCATCATTTCCCTTAGGGAAGATAGTATATATTCTATCAGTACAATCTTTAACAAAGTAATCTATAAATATAGATAATTTATCTTCATATTTATAACCTTTCATAGCTAACTCATCATGCTCAGATTCTTTTTCTGTAAAAGCTGAAACTCCTTCTTCCATTTTAGGAGAAGTTATAAATCCTGGTGATAGTTGATCTAAATTTGAATAGTTATTAATGTCATTTATTTGTATATTTTGGATTTTTTTACCATAATTTTTAGTATTATATACAATTAACCAACGTTTTACTATGGTTCCAAAATATGAATAAGCTTTGGCCCCATTATCGGGGTTGAATAAATGAATCTTACTCAATAAAAATACCATAAGTTCATGTTGAAGATCTTCTAAATTATCTACTTCAGTATAGTAAAATTTAAAAGTATGAATTATATTTTGAGTTAGTTTGTAAAAAGGCCAATGAATGTGGTCTTGGTATAAATCACTTCTTTCTTCTTTATCAGTAGATTTATTATATTTTACTATTGCTGCCTCTGTTTCCTTTGTAAAATATACTCTTCCTTTTTTTTGCTTCTTATTTTTTTCTATTATATGATCCATTTAATCTTAAATTTTCTTGATATTAAAATCATTAAGAATTTCTTGGATTTGTTTTATATTTTTAAAGAAGAAACCTACTTCGTCATCACCCTCAAATGAACCCTTAATGTCTATTTTTTTAATTTTTTCATTTGAAACCTCTATTATTCTTGATATATTATCTAAATATTTTAAATATCCTAATAAAATATCTTCTTGTTTTTCATTCTTTCGTAGTAGATTAATAGTCGTAAACCCTAAAGCTACGACTATTATTGAAAGTATTATTATTGTTGTTATCATAAATTATCTAACATGTTTTTAAGTCCTGGACTTGATATTGTACCTAATGCCTTTGACTTGGTGGTTTTGTTATTATTCGACAATGTATAATTTTTCTTGCTAGTATCCACGCTATTTTTAAATTTAGGTAACCATTCCTTTTCAAATTCAACTCTTGCGGCTAACATATCGGCCTGGTGTAATATGAAAGGTAATGAAGTTCTTGGTTTAGTTTCGGGCATGTATGATTTTAGATATTTATCATTTGCGGGATCATACAAACCATCATGTGTTTGAATTGCTACCATTTCATTAAATGTATATTTAACTCCATTATCTTGAAGTAGGAATAATCCTCTGTCTGGTACAGATGAAAATGCAATTTCTTTATTATGCATATAATCTTCACCTAATTTATCTTTTCTCCATTTATCTGTTTGAGGTAAATAAGATTCATGTTTATCATCCCCCATTTTACCTAAATCATGATTAATTGCTGAAAATACCAACTCTTCCTGGGTAAATGTTGTCATATCACATCCAAATCCTTCCCACACAGCAGACATTGATAATGCTGCTTTAACAACTCTATTAACATGGTCTATATAACCTCCTGGAAAAGCGTTGTGATATTCTTTCTTATGTGAAGCTGGCATCATCATAAGACGATCCTCATACTTTTCATAAAATGATTTTAGTTGTTCTTTACGTGGTGATGAAATATAAGTATCAATATTACTTATAAACTCAACCCAATTCATCTGAATTTGTTCTGCTGATAGTATCATAACTTTTATTTATTTATTTTATCCGTTTCTTAATGCTGCATGTTCTCTTTCTAATTGAGTTTCTAAATCTCTAAGAACATTTTCAGTATCTTCTATTTTTTTTACAAAATCTTCTACTGGTTGTTGTGATTTAACCATTAATTTAAGATTTGTTAGATGACCTTGTATTTTATTTGTTAGGTGAACAATTGTTTCTGCGTTGCGTAATGCCATAGTTGTTTAATTAATATTATTTTTAGGTACCTTAGGTACCATGTACCCCTATACCCCATTTCTCTTATCTACTTATCTCTTTTTCCCTTTAACCTCTGTACCTCCAATGTACGCTGAGGATTTCTCGTCTCCAACCTTAGGTTCAAAAGTCTTTAATTTTTGGGAAATTTTATATAAAAAAGCACATTTTTCATATTCTTCACTTTGAGTAAAGTAATTAATTCCTAATTGTAGAGCCGTGTCTAAATATTCGTCTGAATAGTATTTTAATGCGTTTATATGCGCGACATCATCCAAATCAACGTTTTGTATATAACTCCAGGATCTGCCGTAAGTAACAAACTCTCCTGCTTCTTTAATATCATTAATATCTAATTCATCATTACTTTTAGCAAAGAAATTCAATACTTTTTTATTAAAGTTAATATGATTCAAAACCAGTTTTTTATACATTCCAACATAATACATTGGGGATTTTTTTAGATCTTCATATGTAGTTTTCCCCTCCCCAGAAAGATCTTTATCATCATGAGAAAATAAACCAAATATGTTATCTATACTTACCATATAATTATTTTATGTTTTTTCTTTAATTCTCTTAAGAGCATACTCCCACTTTTCAGCTACTGTTTTATATTTATGCTTTTCTTGAGAATCCATTTTTTTACATTGTTTCTCAAATTCATTTCTAATCCCTTTTTTGTCTACCTCTAAATAGACTTCCATTAGTGTATCTTCGTATGCCGACATATTTTTTAATTTATAGAAATTATCATTAATATATGTTATAAATACTAGTATTCCAAGTTATTTTTACCTTACAATGGTAAGATGTCCTGACTTTTGATAAATTTCTGGGGAGTTATGTTTTCTAGCATAAAAAGTATAAACATATATACCATCAGCTACATAAGAGGGTCCACCCTGCATACTACCATCCCAATATGGGTAACTATTGTAGTCATCTCCAAATCCTTCAAAAACCAAACCTCCCCATCTATTGTAAATTTTAAATTCTATATCAACCCAACAATCTAAATCAAGAATAACTTGCCAAATATCATTTATACCATCATTATTTGGAGTAAATACATTAGGGATAAAAATACTCCAGGGCCAACATTCGTCTATTATTAATTCATTACAAGGTAAACTAGTATTACAATCTACTTCAATAGTTTCAGTAATAGTATCTGTTAAAAAAACATATTCTATAACTTCAATCTCTAAAGTATCTGCGATATATTCAACGATAGTGTCTATTTCATATATATTGACATACTCTATGAGTGTGTCGGTTATATACACGTATTCTTGCGTTATAATGGTATCAATTTGTGTTACTATAATAGTATCTGGTGGTAATTCTATATATAAAGTATCAGTAATATATTCTGTAATTGTATCTGGTATACAAGGGTTAGGACAGACCATTATCCTATTATCATCTATATTAATATCGGGATATGTCTGTGTTTGGTTAAAACTATTACCAACAGTCCAACCATTATCTGGAAAGTCATCAACACCTGCTGTTTGGGATAAATTAATCTGCCATATTACAACTTCCCAACAATATCCTTCAAGAGGAGTAGCTAAAATACACTCCCACGCAAATGGTGGGTTTATATTAATAGTTGCAGTTGTACCTGTTTCCCACCCTCCCCAATTTGTAACATTTGAATATGACCAACCTGGATGGAACGTTGTTGAAGTACAATCTGTATTTTCACCTAAGTCTTCTCCAGTGATTTCATTTATATAATGAATACCAAAAACAAGATGAGTTACATTTTCATTATTATTTACAGAACTAGATCCATTACCATCACAAGTATTTCCATCAAATTGTGTAAATTCATTACATCCACAATTTTCTGCATTAGTAAATTCAACAACAAAAGAATGTACATCATCTGTTGTAGCAGGTGGTGTTTGACTTATAAGTTCTAAATTACACGTTTGGGAATATGTGGTGTAAGACATAATGGTTATTAAAACCAAAAATATGTTTTTCATTAAGGGAAAGGATAGGGGGGAAGAATAACGTTTTATCCCTTATACATATGGGTAGGCAAGGAGAGACTTGAACTCTCATGTAACCAATTACTCTTTCTACAAGGTATAAGCTTGAGGAGATACATGCCTATGTGGTGAACCCGGTAGGATTCGAACCTACGACCGATACCTTAGAAGGGTATTGCTCTATCCAGCTGAGCTACGA